GAACCAGACTACGGAGGAGTTTGATAATGGGCAGATGAGATCGTTTGTTATTAAATCCCGTAACGGGCGACCTAGGTTTATTGTTCCCATGAATGTTGATTACGGAAACTTGAGAATGGGTCAGGCAGAATACGCCAGCGGGGACGAATAAATGAAACATGAAAAACCAGTACACCCCTTGAAGGTATACACAGGAGTAAAGACATTTGAAATATCCCAAAAATCTTTAACTAAGGATAATCTGTACGGGTGCGTCGAGTTTTCTAAATCGCTTCTTACTATTGATCCTAATCAATGCATTGAGGACTACAAAGGAACCTTATTTCATGAGATCTGCCATATTGGTTTTGATCTCTACGGACTAGGGGATGATGACGAGATGCCTCAAATTGGGAATGAGTATTTAACTACAGTTACTTCAAATATGATTCAGCAATTGGCTGGGTTAAATAAAGAACTTTTCGAATTCATTTTTGAACAAACTGTGGATAAGGATACTAAATAAGGTAGGAGATAATATTCATGGCAGACTTCTTTTATTGGAACAAATCAGGTAGAGACGAAGGGTTTAATCATCTTTCGGTTTACCTTAAAAATCCGTCAAATAATAGGCCAGGGTGGTATTTTGCTCATTCAGGAACATATAGAGTAACAAAAACGGATCGTGCGGGGACCTCTTATAGGCAGATGCCTGTTCGGTTTGGAATCCATCATGAATCTGCTCAACCCGATGAAGCACATAAAGCAACCAAGATGGGTGACCCAGGGCAGTATTTAGCAGAAAGGCGAGGTGGAGGTGGATACCAAATCTTAACCCAGCATGAGTTCGGGTTAAGATTTTCGGCTAATTCTTCCAAATTGCCAGGGCAAAAAGAAGCTGATGCGTCTATAACAATACAGACTGGGCCAACTGGCACAGCCCCAACTTCCCCACCCCCTTCGATGGGGGGCTACTAAGACTAATTATGAAAAACATTATTTCCCTGTTTAAGGATATGAGTGTCGAGGATTATTTCGACATTGTTGAAGAAACAACCAAAGTTGACGCTAACAACCTTGAAGACGCTATGGTTCGTCAATCCTCTATTTATGCTTCTTACTCTACTATGGCTTGCATGGCAAAAGTAGACATGGAGAGGGCTAATAGGGAACTGGAAAAGTTTGCTTCCATGACTCGCAAACAAATTAAATCTGAATCATCAACCAAGATGACTGCTAAGGACTTGGATGATGCTGTGTTTTCTCACTTTGATTACGATGAGTATAATGATAAGTATCTTGATGCTAAACAAAAGTATGAATTCTTGAAGGGGTTGGTTATGTCCCTGACCCATAAGAAAGATATGCTTGTTCAGCTAAGTTCTCATCAAAGAGAAGAGAAAAAACTCTATAACTGACTATAATACTATACCGCTAACCGATTTACAAAAAGGAAACTAATCTAATGGCTATTGATCTTGATGCCCTTCGGGCAAAACACGCTGAACTCAGCAAAACTACGCAAGGTGGTGGAGGATCTTCCGACTACCTTCAAATTAAAGAAGGTACTAACCTTGTTCGCATCCTTCCTGCGAAGGACGATGAAACCGAATTCTATGCAGAAACTAAGCTGCATCGCATTGTTGGTTCCGATGGTATGGCTAAGAACTACCATTGTCGTAAAATGCATGGAGAGGCTTGTCCCCTCTGTGATACTTACTTTGGTCTGTGGAAAACAGATCAGGATTCTGATAAGGATCTTGCGAGGCAAATTAAGCCCCGTGCTCGTTACTACATGAACATTCTAGATCGTGATAGTGGTGAGGTTAAGATCCTTTCTGTTGGCGTGATCCTCTTCAAGAAGATTGTTGCCGCTATGTTGGATGAAGACTTCGGGGATATCACCGATCTTCAAGATGGCTTTGATTTCAAAATCATCAAAACAATGGAAGGACAATGGCCGAAGTACGACCAGTCACAGCCTCGTCCTAAATCTGAACCCACAGGCTCCGATGCAGAAATTGCTGCGTACATGGATTCCCTGCATGATGTTCATGGACTGGTCAAACTGGAAGATTACGATGATGTTAAAACTGCTGCTATGAATGTGGTTGCAGAGAACTCTGATAGTGATCTTCTCAACCGATTGCAATCGTAAAGGTAACTGAATGAGAAATATTTTTCTAACTCTTGTGTTTACTGCTATCCTCGGTACAGGGCTTATGTCCTGTGCTGCCCTTGAGGGGGTCTTCGGAGAGGGTACAGTATTTACTACGGCAGATCAGCTTGAAGAAGGTCAAGAGGGTACTATTATCCCATTCGACCAACTTCCTGACTCTGTGAAAGCAAAGATCCCCGAGGGGACTTCGCTTGTTATGGCAAACAAAGATCAGCTAATCGCTGATGCCGCTTTTGTCCCCGCAGGGGGAGCCCTCGATGGGGAAGCTATGGGTGGTATGATTGATGCTGGTTTTGGTATTGCTAAAACTTTTATTCCTGCCTTAGCTGCATGGGAGGGTGTTGTTACAATGTTCAGCCAACGTAAGCGGAAGCATTATGTGAAAGCTGCTAAAGCCCTTATCCCTACGGATAAGAACATGGACTTCGGGGGTGCTATCGGAAGTATTGCATCAGCCCTTGGAGCCTCCCACTCAACCGACAACTCTAAGATGGCTTTCGAAGAGGACGAAGAAGAGGAATTGGCCTAAAAATAATCCCTTAGGACTATAATAGGGGGAGAGAGCTTCTTGTTCTCTCCCCCTTTTTTTTACCATGAAAAAATATAAGATACTAGTCTGTCCTGCTAATGATGGTGGGTGTGCATATTACAGAGCGTGGGGTCCTTTTAAAAAGCTCCAAGAGTTATTTCCAGATCGTGTCGAAATACGGTACAATAAAAATCCCTTAGGCTTAGAAGAAGAAGGGGAGAATGCTGGAAACTGGAAACAGGGTTGGAAGTTTGAGGATATGCATTGGGCTGATATTGTGATGACCCAAAACATATCGAACTTTGGTGGTCAGTATACTGCTAGGATTGTTGGGAAGGCAAAGGAATTCGGGAAGTTTGTTCATTATGATACAGATGATCTCCTTACTGATCTTTATGATGGTCACAGACTTAAACAGGTTTATAAGGATAAAGGTCTATCAGAGATCACTAAATTTATTTATAATAATTCTGACCTAGTGACTGTAACCCAAAAGAAGTTTGCGAATAGGGTCGCCCCTTATATGGGAAGGGGTACGCTTGCGGTTGTAAAAAATGCGGTTGATTATCTTATGCCTAGTTGGAATGGTCAGAAGATCCCTGCGCCCAGGAAAAACATTTGTAGGTTCGGTTGGGCAGGAGGTATTCATCATGAAGAGGATGTTAAGGAGTTTGCTGGCATCCCACATTTAGTAAATGGACGAGCGGGACGAGAGCGGTGTCAATGGGATTTCTATGGTTGTCCACCAATCGAGCCAGGGGATGAAAAAGAAGCTTGGCAATTAGAGGTTTGGAAGAACTACAAAAGAACTCTTTTAGCAGGGTTTAAGGGAGCGCAGAATTGGCAGATATTTAATGCAGTCGGCGCAGAACAGTATGGGTACTTCTTTGCTAGGATGGATGTTGCTTTAGCCCCTTTACAAATGAATGCTTTTAATGATAGTAAGTCTGATATCAAAATTGCTGAATGCGGCAGATATCGTGTACCCCTTGTAGCCTCTAATGTTGGCTGCTACAGCGATACCATTATTAATGGGGAAACAGGCTATTTAATTGATCCTAACGCCCCCAAGTCGGAGTGGGTGAAGGTGTTGTCTAGGTTAGCCAAGGATAAGAAACACAGAGAAGAATTGGGTGAAAATCTACACACTATTACTGAGGAATTATTTGATCTCAATAAGGTTGCGGGAAGTAGAATAGGATTATATGATCATTGCTTTGATGCGAGGGAGAAAATTGAATGTCAAGTACAGGAAAAATAAAGATAGTTACTGGGTGGTCTAATCCTGGGGGATCCACCATAGCGCATATAAATCTGTGCAATCTATTTAACGAGAATGGTATGGATTGCACTATGTATGGACCGCATCCTTGGCACTTGGATAAGTGCAAATCAGGCACCGCGCAGGATGTGGAAGTTGAACAAGGTGACACTATTATATCCCATTTTGTTACAGTTAATGCAGAACAGTTAAGAGATAACGACTGCTTACATATATTGTCGTGCCATGAGACTAATATGTTTCCACTAAGCGAAATGAATCTGTCAGGTTACGATGCCATTCATTTTGTAAGTAACACGCAAAAGAAGTGGCACTCAGTTAATCACCCTAATTTTGTAATCCCCAATATTATTGAGGATCTTAATCCAAGTCCTTTAAAGACAGGTGCTTGTGGTATTATAGGAAGTTTAGATGAACATAAACAGACCCATGTTTCTATAGAAAGAGCTTTATGGGATGGATGGGAAAAGATATATCTCTTCGGTTTAGTTAATGATGTTCCTTACGCGAGAGAATATCTAGAACCGCTATTAGAGAAGCACCGTGATAAAATTCATTATCAGGGTCATGTAGATGATAAGCAACAAATGTATGATTCTATTGACGCTGTATATCACTCGTCAAAAAGAGAAACATTCAACTACCTTAAAGCTGAATGTGAGAAGACTGGTGTAAGTTATCGAGGTTTAGATACTGCGGATACTGATGCTACTTACATGGATAACGCGGAGATTTTAGAATTATGGAAGAAGAATATCATACTATAGAAGAAGATGGTTCAGGAATATCTGTTAAGAGGGGTATCTCGAAAACCCGACCTCAGACGATATACCCAGCAAAAATACAGGTAGTAGCGTTCTCTTATAATAATATAGATTTCATTGATGGGTTTTTTGAGTCCCTTAACAACCAGACTTTAGTTAGGTTTGATATTACTATTCTTGATCTAGGGTCAACAGACGGTACTTGGGATAAACTTGAAAAATATGTGCCTCGCCCAGGAATGTTATTCAGATGGCAAAAAGAAAAAATGACACCTTTTCAAGCATTGAATCATGGGGTAGGCATCAACTTTATTAAGAACAGTAAGGGCTGGGTGTGTCCTGTGAATATTTCCGATAGACTCACCCCTGGAGCATTAAGGAATTATTTAGCGTATGTAGATAAGTTCCCTGATGTCGATTTGTTTTATGGAAACTTTAAAATTGTAGATGATAAAGAACATGCAAATATTATCGGTTATCAGAATTGGCCTGAGTATTCCAAAAAAGCATTGATCGAAGAGAATTTTTGTGGTTGCTCACCGCTAATTAAAAGCGAAAGTTTCATGAATATGGGTATGTACAATATCCGTATGGGATATGTCGCTGATCATGAGTTATATATTAGAATGGCAGAGGAGGAGTACACCTTTCATAGAGTTGAGGAGGTAATAGGTAGCCATTATGAGCCTGAGATTGATCCCAGGAGTTCAGAAGAGTATGAGAAACAATCCGAAAATTTAAAGGAATTATATAGAGTGCCAATCTATAATAAATCATGAAGTTAGTTGTACTTACCACAGCCTATAACTGTGAAGATTGGATTAAACAAAGTTTATTAAGCATAAAATCTCAAAATTATTCGAATTTTGTTTGCTACATTACAAACGATTTATCAACTGATAATACTGTAGCTGTAGCGGAGGAGGTCATAGGAGATGATGACAGATTTAAGATTATCAATAATACAGAGAA